TGGGAGCAGACACTGGAGGAACAGACTGAGGCCAGACGCAATCAATTGATCAAAGACAGAGAAGCCAGATGGCGACGAGACAGAATCCGCAACGCAATCAAGGACAACCTTATGGGACTCGCGGTGTTTCTGGTTCTGGCTCTCGAACTGTGGGGGATACTGTGGACGATCCGATTGCATCAGCAGAACGCACTGCCCTCATGGTTGGGCTTCTGATCACCATGACCATCATCCTTTGCATGACCATTGGCGTTGTTATTCTCAGTTTGAAACTAAAGCAGGAACGTGATGTGAATGAAATCCTGAAAGCAAAGATTGTTGGGAGACTGATTCAATGCCCATGAGATTCCTGTTGCTGGCTGTGCTGGTACTGGTAGGATGCCAGGACAGGTACAGATACACCTGCCAAAACCCTGACAAGTTCAACCTGCCTGAATGTCAGAAGCCTCGATGCTTGTTCACCCAAACCTGTCCTGAGTACCTGGTTGCCCCCATCTTGGAGAAGAAAATTGAGCAACAACCCCAACCCAATCCCGCTAACACCAGCGGAAATTGAAGTCAGAGTCTGGGCCTTTGTCGTCGGGATCGTGACTGTGATCCTGGCTGGCATTGTGTTCTTCATGCTGTACAGCGTGACCTTTGTGACTCAGCCCATCAAGTCAATGGCCCCCATCGACCAGGGCTACCTGAAGATGCTGAACGACATTGTTCTGCTGATCGTGGGTGGCATTGGCGGTGTGATGACCAAGAGAGCAGTCGGGGCGGCAGCAAGTCTAGGTACACCTGCAAGTCCACCTCCAGCACAACCTGCACCTGCACCTCAAGGAGGGCCACAGCCCCCTCTCCAGCAAGCCGTGACCGGCGGCTTGTTTGGCAATGCAATGGGAGCGATGCCGGTCTTTATCAATCCCGAACTGGATGAGTCTTGGACTCCACCACCACCGCCCAGCACTCCCCCTGAACACATGGAGTCTGACCAATACCGTGAGCGCATTGCCGCCGCAAGACTGGAGTCAGGAACATGATCCGTCTACCCAACCCTTGGATGATTCTGGGAGCCATTGCCGTGGTGACTGGAGTCTATTGGTATGGTCATTCTGCCGGGTGGGACAAGCGTGACCAGGAAATGCAGGCTGAGATCGCTGCCAAGAACGCAGAGGCTAGGGCAACCGAGATCAAGCTGAACGAGGAAATCAACGCAAACGCATCGAAACTAGCGGAGGCTAACAATGCAATCACTGAAAAACAAACTGCTCTTGATCGTGCTATTAGGGCTGGCAGGGTGCGCGTCTCGCAGCCCGCCACCAGTTGTTTACCAACCCCCGCAAGTCCCGCCCCTGCCCCCGGAGATCGGGACCAAGCGCCAAGCCAACCTGACCGAGCGCCTGACCAACCTTCTGATTCCGAGCGAGAAACCCTCGCCGCAATCGCCGCCCTCATCGCAGAAGCAGACCGGCACATCAACCAACTCAACGCCTGCATCGACAGCTACAACAAAGTGAGGGAGCAGTTGAATGGTAAACGTTGAGCAACTTCAAAGACTTCACATTGGTGCTGAGTGGGTTGACGCGCTGAACTCTACGTTTGCCAAGTTCAATATCAACAGCCCCAGACAGCAGGCCGCATTCATTGGTCAGTGTGGTCACGAATGTGGTCACTTCAAAGTCCTGCAAGAGAACTTAAACTATCGGGCTGCAACGCTGATGAAGCTGTGGCCCAAACGATTCCCGACTCAAGAGATAGCAGATCAGTATGCTGGAAACCCTAAGAAGATTGCCAACATGGTTTACGCCAACCGCATGGGTAACCGTGACGAGGCATCCGGTGATGGTTATCGTTTCCGTGGTCGTGGCTGTATTCAGCTTACAGGCCATGCCAATTATTTCCATGCTGGCAAGGCTCTGGGAATTGACTTTGTATTACAGCCCGATCTGGTCGCAACTCCTGCTTATGCGGCACTGACCGCAGGCTGGTTCTGGTCAACCCACGACTGCAACAACCTGGCTGAGAACAGCAACTGGACTGGCCTCACCAAGAAAATCAATGGTGGGACCATTGGATTGCAGGACCGCATTGCCCACACTGAGCAGGCTTTGCAAGTCCTGTCTGCTTAATCCCTGCCAAGCAACCAGATGTGGAAGTCTTCTGGGACTTTCCCTTCTGCCTGACATTTGCGGCAATACTCCTGGTATTGCTGGTCAAGAGCAGCCCAATCAGTTGACTCCATCTTCGCCTCCTTGTGCGCCCAGACGCTTGAGCCGCTTTGTGTAGTCGCCAACCAGTTCAGACTTGTGGGCAATATCCATCCGGTCCACGTTCATCTCATTGGCCTCACGCAGTTCACGCATCTTGGTCTTGCGTAGCCGTGGGGTTATGCTGCCAGCGTTCTCGATCTGATCTCTGATCATCATCATGGCATCGAACAGTTCTTGAGATGAACCATAGATTCTTGGTTCTTTACCAGGCAGTGCCAGGTTGAACACTGCCCCTGTTGCTGGTTTGGCTGGAACCTCGATGTTATCCAGTGGATTCTTGGGCGCTGGCCTGCGGCTGGCGGCATTGCCATCGTCGTCTTCTGGTGCAATGCCACATGCTGCCATCAGGGAATAGCGCCGAGCGTAGGTCAGGGCAGATGCGTATCCCTGCGGGTCTTGTTTGACAGCAGGGAAGTGGACGATGCCACACTCCAGCATCTCACCAGACTCATGCACAAACACAGTCTCGCACATGATGCCATCTGCACAGTCATAATTTTTTTGCAGTAAAAAGATGCCGTTGTCATTCAACGAATCAATCACTGCCTCGATGCAGGCAGACAGGTTGGCGTACTTGGTACGGAAATGCGGGTTGGTGGATGTCTTCAGAGCAGGCCCGAACTGTCGTTGTGCTTTAACTAAGGCTGATGCAATTTCTTTCATTTCTTATCCTCGTTTTGTGCTTTAAAGATTGCGTATTCTGCTGATGTTTTCGAGCCTACCTCAATGGTCACCTTCATAATCTCGTCACCAGTAATCCAGATTGGCAGAGAGAAGCTCTCTGGTACAGGGACATTGGCATTGGTGTAGGCAGTAACGGTACGAGCCACAATGTCGTTTGCTGCCTCATAGAGTTTGTGCATAGGGTGGTCAGTCGTGACCTTTGATTTAATTCTTGACGACTTCATTGTGTTACTCCAAGTTGATCTGCAATTCTTTCAGTAACCTCACCAATAGAGAGGCTCAATGCTTTTGATATTAGTGTTAATGATTCATCAATGATTTCATCATAAGTTCCAGGGTCAGCTTCCTTGATTGATTCCAATGTCATTCGAGCATCTTCTAGTGCATCAACATCTGCACTCAAAACAGACACAAGATGATCAAAATCTGATTGAGTATTTTTCACTTGAGTTCCTTGATTGAGAGGGTTGACTGGCGCACCGAGTATGCAGGTTTTGCCGGTGTAATTTTTTCCTGAGTTTCCTTGTAGTGACGCATGGGCCATTTGATCTGCCACTTGCCACACTTAGCACTGCCAAACCCCTGCATCATCTCCTTAAGTTTCAGTTCCTTCTCGGCAACCTGATCCTCCATGCTTTTGATCTCAGCCTTGAGTCCAATGATGGCGCTGGCAATACCCTCGTACTCGTCACCCAGATCAATGTCCTGGTCGTTGGCTGTGGGCCAGACTCGGTTGGCATCCTTGTTGTCAGCAGGCGGATAGTAATCAAGTTCCCCGGTCTGACGGAACTTCTCCAGCCGCAACTCAAAGTCGTAAGCTAGGTTCTTGATGTGTTCCTGCGTGGCCTGATGGGGTTTGAACAGGAAGATGCGGAGTTCAATGCCTGAGTACAGACACCCGATTGCTGCCCATTCCAGACCAGTACACATCATTACGCCTTGCACCTGGATTGGCCCCCGGTACAGCGGCAGGGATTCTTCCTGATGACTTCTGGTCAGCTTGGATTCCAGTACGCCATTTCCCTTGAGCGTGATCGAATCACCATCCACCACATAGATGCCGTTGGATGGATCGTGTTTGATGACGATCTCCTTGTCCACAAAGGCAATAGCATCAGCACTAGCACCGAGCGCCAGTTCAGGATGCTTGAACGCCTTGTCAGGCATCTCGTAGCGGTCAATGCCCAGACGCTTGGCAATCTCCGCAATGATGGCAGGCTCAAGCAGGTTGCCCCAATCTGCCGCCTCGCCTGCTGGAGTACGAGCATCCTCGCCCAGAATGGACTTGGCACAGAACATCAGGGTGTCGTTGGGTTTGGAGTAGGGACTCACTCCGAACAGGGATGGCAACTGGCTGCATGACAGCATCTCGTCGCTGGTTAACTTAGGCATCTGTTTTCTCCACAATTTTGACAACTCGCTGTTGACGACCAGACTTACCGGGGCGAGTCAACCCGGTGTCTACGATGTAACCCTTGTCCAGCAAACTGCGGAATCTGGCAGTCACGCTGGAGTAGGGGCGGTGGGACAGGATGGCCAGGACTTCATCCTGAATACAGCCGTCAGGATGGAGCGCAATGGTGCTGTACACCAGTTGCTCCATTGATGCGGTATCGACGCTTGCAGCGGCCTCTATGGAGGTCACAGGGGCATCTTTGCGTACCAGCTTCTGCCAAAGGGTTCCGAATGTCATAGCGGTGCATCCTCGTAATCGTCAAGGCCAAAGGGAATGTCGCCAATGGGTGGCGTTTTGATGGGCTGTGTCGGGAAAGGCCAGTTGTTCATTTGATCAACTCCTTTGCAATCTCGACCAGGAAGGGGATGGAAAAGATCAGGCCGATTGCTACGGCTAGGGCAATGTCTTTGATTGACATTTCATTCTCCTTAGTAGGTAGGTTGTGAAGTACGCTGATTGCTATCAACGTGAAAGCACTATACCACAGAGGTAACCATGCAATGACATAGGTACTTTCCCTAGTTGCATGATTTCACAATGAAAGCACTACAATGCCGGACATGAAACACTTTATCAAGCCCAAGATTCAGGTCATTCCGGTGATGGTTCGCATCCGACCGCAGGCGAAGGAGTTGCTTGTTGCTGCATCGAGAGATCAGCGCAGGAGCCAAGCCAGCATCGTCGAGGAGTTGATCATTGAGGGACTGGCTCGGAAGTACAGCAGTTTGGATGTTCGTTTGTCAGCCATGTTGAAAGGTCAAGATGAAACAACTCAAGTGGGAACCACCGCCAGGGACTAAGGTCACGATGCCGACTGTGCTGGTGACCAACAAAGACTACCAGTACACACGAGGTGCAGATGTGCAGGCAACCTGGAAGCGTTTTGGCTGGATACCGCCGGAACAAAAGCCAGAATTCAAAGTTAACAAATGAGATTTCTTAGCGTTTGCTCAGGGATTGAGGCGGCATCTGTCGCTTGGAATCCATTGGGTTGGGAGGCGGCAGCATTCAGCGAGATTGAGCCTTTCCCTTGCCAAGTTTTAAAACATCACTACCCAGACGTCCCAAACATGGGCGACATGACTAAATTTAAGGAGTGGAATCTTGAACCAATTGACCTTCTTTGCGGAGGAACCCCCTGTCAGTCCTTCTCAGTCGCAGGACTCAGAAAGGGATTGGATGACCCTCGTGGCAACCTCATGCTTACCTATCTTGCCATCGCTGACAAATTTCGGCCCCGTTGGTTGGTCTGGGAAAACGTCCCCGGCGTCTTGTCATCTAACGGAGGAGGGGATTTTGGAGCCTTCCTCGGAGGGTTGGGGCAACTCGGGTATGGGTTCGCCTACCGAGTGCTTGACGCTCAATACTTCGGAGTGGCCCAAAGACGCAAGCGTGTATTCGTTGTCGGATACCTTGGAGACTGGCGACCTGCCGCAGCGGTACTTTTTGAGCGCGACAGCTTGTGCGGGAATCCTGCGCCGAGCAGAAAAACGGGGCAAGAAACTTCCCAATGCCTTACAACAGGCTCTGCACAGCGTTACGATGCTAAATCAGAAACCATGATTCCTGTTGGCGTTCCAGATGTGATGGCTACTTTGTTGTCATCAACCGCAGGTATATCTAGAACAGGGAATGCGGTTACTGAGCACGAAACCTACATTCCAATGGCTCCTTCCTATGGAATACCAGGAAACTGGATTGGGCGCAAACCTGAAAATGGCGGCAATGCAGTAGAGCCTATGTTTGATGTTGCACCATGCCTGACAAAAACAGATCAGCATGGAGTTGCTCAACCACTTTGCTTGATGGATCAAGGAGGCAACGTGATGAATGTTGAGCATGACATGGTGGGCACTTTGCGCCGTGAAACTCATGGGCATGAACCCATTGTCATGCAACCAATTCCGATTGATAGCATGAACCATTTGGGTCGCAACAATGCAAATCATTCTTTGGGAGACTTTGTTCCCGGTGCGCCGAGTTATACGCTGACTAAACAACATAGTCATGCGGTGGCGCAGCCGATTGGTGCGGATTGTTTTAATGGTGATTTAACTGGCGATATTTCTATGACACTAAAAGCGGCTGATGGGAATCCAGCAGTCAATCATCCAACAGTCATACAACACATGGCCGTGCGCCGTCTGACACCAGTCGAATGCGAACGTCTGCAAGGTTTCCCTGACCACTACACCGACATCAAACCCAAAGGCAAGCCAACACCTGATGGGCCAAGATACAAGGCGCTAGGAAACTCTTGGGCGGTTCCGGTTGTACATTGGATCGGGAAAAGAATTCAGATGGTTGAGGCTTTAAATTGACCAAGGATGAAGCACACAAGTTGCTTGACCAGATCAAGGAGGGCACATCTGCTACTCCAGAACAGGTTGTTGCGGCACTCACTCTTACAGGAGACATTGATGTCTTTCGTCAAACACCAACTCGCACTGAAAAACAGCAGCAGACAGGCACATCCATTCAGAATGTGCAGTTCTTGTCACTCGGAGAAGCCCCCCGAGGGCGGGATAAAAATGTCGGAAAGCAAGTGGCTTTGTGCTGGTTGCTGGCTAAAAAGGACTAGCAAAGCATGACGTTTGTAGTCAACTTCCGGGTGGATGGTGAACCAGTTGGCAAGGGCAGACCGAGGTTTGCTAGGCAAGGTGGATTCGTCAAGGCATACACGCCTGCCAAGACTGCCAAGTGGGAGGACGTTGTGCGTGACCATGCAAGGCAGGCGATGGGCATGAGCGAGCCATTAGAAGGGCCGCTGGCGCTGTCTGTCAGGATATGGAAGGGTATCCCTGCATCGTGGTCAAAGAAGAAACAGCATGATGCTGTGACCTCGGAGATCAGACCCATTGGCAAACCGGACATTGACAACTACGTCAAGGCAGTCATGGATGCAGGCAATGGGATTTTGTGGGTAGATGATAGCCAGGTTGTGGAACTGCACAGCATGAAGGCTTATTCCAAGTACCCATGCGTTGAGATATTTGTTGCGGAGATATTGCCATGAATGAATCTGTCAAGCGAGGATTGAACTTCCTGAACCCAGGCACAGTGGTTCCCATTGATGTCAAGACTGTGGCTGATCTGCACGCTGCGTTGAGGTACACGGTTGAGCAGTTGAAAGCATTGCGTGACGAGATGGAAGAACTGCAAGACGAGGATGACAAGCCTCAGTTCCGTGACTGTCCAGTGTGTCGCCAGGATGTTCTGATGTTGACAGGCAATGGATTGAACTGGAAGTGCGGTACTTGTGGGCATTACGAGAGAGTTGAAAGGCAGGAACCATGAAAAAGAAAAAGAGATTGACAGTGTTTGTGTCAGAAGACATCGACAAGATCAGGAGTCGTCTGCATGAGGAGACTGGTGTGCTGATGACGTATGTGCAGTTGTTCGATTACCTGATCAACTACTACTACAAGAACCAGAAGGTTCAAACAACCTGGAGATGACAATGGACAGAGATGAAATCATCCGCATGGCGCGAGAGGCTGGATTGCCGTATGAGTACGACACCGGACGTATTCTTTATTTGAAACAACTTGAACGCTTCGCCGCCCTAGTCATCGAGCAGGAACACAAGCGGCTGCTGGAGGGGAGTGGGGAGCCAATAGTGTTGACCGAGAGCAATGACGGAACACCCACCGCATACACCGCCGACCAGATGGCAGCGGCTGTGATTAAAGAGCGTGAGAGGTGCGCTGCTATCGCAGAAGCCGCAGACCCGATGGGAAGTGTTAACCAAGAGTGGATGAAAGAACGCATTGCAGCAGCAATAAGGGGACAAGCATGAACGATAAGATCAAGGAAATTGAGCGCAGGTTAGCGGTTCTGGAGGACGGTGTTTCCACGCTTCAGGACTGCATTTTGAAACTGGTAGAGTCGCACTCTCAGCAGTCTCATTGGATGACCCTGATGGCAAGGCAGGTCAGGCAGATGGCAAGCGAGATGGACATGGACATTGAACCACCGAGGATGAACTGATGCACGGAGGAGCAAGGCCAGGGTCGGGCAGAAAGCGTACCCAGATAGATGAGAAAAGGATGTTCACCCTGATCAAGCAGGGTGTGACGTATGAGGAGATAGCCAGAAGGTTTG